GCAGTCCGAGGAGAACTCGGCCGAAGCGTCGCCGACCTGACGTACTTCTGGAAGTGGGGGCCCGACGTCGCGGGGCGCATGCCGCTCAGTCGCTTCCAGTACTGGTTTGAGAACGCTAAGCGCTTGCAGGAATCTGGGGCAACCTGATGGCAAATGTATTCACGATCACGATCAGCGCGGTCGACCGAGCAACGGCCGTTGCGCAGAAGGTCAACCAGTCGGTCGCGAAGATCACGAAGCCCATCAGCGACGTCAAGGCGTCGGTTGCGGCGTTCTCGAAAGAGACCGGCCTCGACCAGCTCGGCAAGGGACTCGGCAAGGTCGGCGGCTATGCCAGTGACGCCGCACGCAAGATCGCGTCGATTGCACCACCGCTCGCGGCGATCGCCGGCGCCGGCACGGTCGCTGGCATCGCGGCGTTTGCCCACAGCTGGGGACGCGCGGCGACGGAAATCGCCAACACATCGAACGTCATCGGCATCTCGACGGGTGATCTTCAGAAATACCGCGGCGCCGCGCGGCTCGCCGGTCTGTCAAACGAGGACATGACGAGCGGCCTGAAGTCTATCGGGTCGGCATTCGAAGACGCGGCAGCCGGGCGCGATACGTTCACGGCCGGCGTGCTAAGCAGCAAGAACATCGGAATCCATCGGCTGAAGGATGGTTCGGTCGATACGGTGCGCGCGCTGCACGATATCTCGAACGCCGCGTCGAAGATCACAAACGCACAGGCGCGCTCGAAGTTCCTCGAAATCTTCGGCGTAGGTAATCTGGCGCCCTTGCTTTCGAAGGGCGGCGCGGCGATCGATGCGTACGTTGAGAAATACGAAAAGCTCAACGCTGTGATGTCGCCGGAGGCGATCGCGCAGGGGCAGAAGTTCAACGAAAGTATGGTGGCCCTCGATGCTTCGGTGGGCAAGCTGAAGAACTCGATCGGTTCGTCTCTTGCGCCGGCGCTCACAAAGCTCGCCGATCATCTGCAGCCGATCGCCGATGAATACGGGCCGAAAATCGTGGCGTGGATCGGTGGTATCGATTGGGATAAGACTGCTTCCAGCATCGGAACGGTGGTCGATAGTCTCGGCGGTTTCCAGACAATCGCCATCGGACTGGCGGCGCTTACGTTCGCTGGGCCGCTCGCAAGCATCGCAACGCTGATCGGCCAGGCGGCGCGCCTCGTCACCCTGCTCGGTACGATCGCGGCAACGACGGCGCCGGGCGGCGTGGTAGCGCTCGGAGCCGCTAGTTACATCGCTGAATCGGCTCGGCAAAAGGCTTTCGATAGGGCAATTCCTGCGGGCCCGAATCATGACCAGTACGTCGCGGATGCCGTCGCCGGCGGGATAGTCACTCCTGACGTCCAGGGGCCGAAAGACGGTGGTCTCGGCGGGCGCGCCTACAGGTGGGCCGCCAACTTGTTTCGCGGGAGCGCCGCGGGAAATCAGGCGACGGCCGGCATTGTCGACAAGTTCAAGGCGATGGGATGGACGGGAGCCCAGGCGGCGGGCATCGCGTCGAACCTGTATGCGGAGAGCAAGTTCAACCCGAATGCCGTCGGAGACAACGGCGAAGCATTCGGCCTCGGCCAGTGGCATAAGGACCGTCAGGAAGCGTTCAAAAAGCGCTTCGGCATCGACATCCGCAAGTCGACGCTCGACCAGCAGTTGCAGTTCGTCGACTACGAGCTGAGACAGGGCGGCGAACAGAAGGCCGGGAACGCGCTCGCGCAGGCGACCAACGCGGCCGATGCCGGCGCAGTTGTGTCGCGCCTCTACGAACGCCCGGCCGATGCATATGGCGAAGCGCAGTACCGCGGGGATGACGCGGCCAAGATTGATCAGGCGGTCAACGGGAAGGTCCATGTGCAGGTCGACCTGCACAATGCGCCGCCGGGAACCAAGGCAACGGTCAAAACGAAGGGCGCCACGACCGCGAGCACCAATATCGGCACTTCCTCACTGATGGAACCTGCAATATGAGCGCAAACAGTCTGGTGACGTTTGCCGGAAGCGTCGGTGGCGTGGCTTCGGCCGCAAGCTCACTTGCATCGATCCTGACAGGGCCCGGCGCGAACACCTGGTGGGGCTCGCTTCGGCAAGCGTCATTCGGCGGCGTGCCGTTCGCGGTTCTGGACAATCGCACGAAGTTCGGCGGCCGCAATGCTGTGCATCGGTACCCGTATCGCGATGATGTCTGGATCGAGCCGATGGGAAAGCTCGCGAGAAGCTTCGAGATCACGGGTTTTCTGATCGAAAACAGTCTCGTGTACGGCGGCGGCCCGGTCATTGGGCAACGCGATCGCTTGATCGCCGCGTGCGAAACCGCTGGCCCGCAGACACTTGTGCACCCGACATTCGGATCCATCCAGAACGTCAGCTGTCTCGATTCAGAATGCAGCGAAAGCGTCGGTCATGGCCGTGTGATCATGGTGCGATTCCGCTTCATGCGCGGCGGCGCGCGGATCTATCCGAACGTCACGACGTCGACGCAAAGCGCGGTTGCTTCGGCTGCCTCCGGCGTGACCGGAAGCTCGCTTCTTAATTTTGCGCGCACCGCGGCATCGGCAATCCAGCAGGGCGCAGCAGTCGTTCGTACAGCGATCGGCACTGCCATCTCGTGGTATCAGACGGCACTTGCCGCCATTCACGACGTCAAGCGAGTGATCAATACCGTGTCGACGCTGGCGGGCAACTTCGGTCTGCTTTTTGGAGGCGGCAATAGCGGCTATACCGGCTCGAACCAGACGGCGCCCGTCGGCACGACCGCCACGCAGCTGCTCGAGGCCGATACGGCGAATGTGGCGGCCGTCGTCGCTGCCGGGGCTGCGCTGCAGACAGCAGCGGCCAATGTAAGTGACACATCCACCTTCGCTGCGCGCGCGCAGCAGCTCGTGACAGCCGTGCTCGCCACAGCGGCCAATCCCGCCGACGCGATCCGGCTTGCTAGCGGTATGGCATCGTTTTCGCCGAGCGACGACTTCACGATCTCTGTTATCGGCAGTGCGATGTCTTCAATGCAAACGAGCTGCGCTGCGCTCTTTCGCCGGACCGCTTTAGCCGGCGTCGCACAGGCTTGTTCGACGTATCAGCCGTCATCCTATGACGACGCGACGACGCTGATCGAGAACGTGACGACCCTGCTTGATGCAGAGATAGAAAATGCCGGCGACGTTGAAGACGATGAAAGCTTTGCCGCGCTGCGCGTGCTGCGCAACGCTGTCGTGACGGATCTTCAGTCTCGGGGCGGTGATCTTGCACCGCTCGAGACAATGACGTTCAACGCGACGATGCCGGCACTTGTTCTGGCCCACCGTATCTACGACGACGTCACACGCGTGGACCAGCTCATGCAGCAGGTTCAGCCAATTCACCCGTTGTTTATGCCGACGACGTTTCAGGCGCTCGCAAGCTGATCCATGGACGATGATCTGTTTCTAAGCGTCGGGAATCAGACCGTCGGCGGGTGGACTGACATCCGCGTGACGCGTGGCATCGAGCGATGTCCGTCAGATTTCTCGATTGGCCTGACCGAATCGTTTCCCGGCGAGGTCAACGAGGTAGTCGTGCAGCCCGGTGATGAATGCCAGGTGCAGATCGGGAGCGACCTCGTGATCACGGGCTATGTCGACCGGTACCGGCCCGGCTTCGATGCGGATGGTCACGCGATTCGCGCGACTGGCCGCGGCAAGTGTCAGGATCTCGTCGACTGCGCGGCGGTATGGCCGAACGGCCAGATCAGCGGCACGTCAGCACTCGACGTCGCTTCGAAATTGGCAGCGCACTACGGCATCACCGTCACGTGCGACGTCAGCAACCTGATCGCCATTCCTCAGTTCAACATCTTCATCGGGGAAACGTCTTTCGAGATCATCGAGCGGATCAGCCGGTACAGCCAGCTGCTCGTCTACGATCAACCTGACGGCAGTCTGAAACTCACTCAGGCAGGCACCGTGCAGGCGGCCGGAGGCCTCAGCCAAGGTGTCAACGTGCAGAGCGCATATATCGACTATGCGGCCGAGCAGCGCTTCTCGAAATACACGGTCTTTACCCAGTCGGTGCTGACATTCAGCGATATTGGCGTCGGTGCCAACGTGATTGCCACGGTAGAGGACGTCGGTGTGAAACGCGTGCGCGAGCACTACATCGTCGCCGAGGCAGTCCAGGGGTACGCAGATCTCGCCACGCGGCGAGCGAACTGGGAAATGAATCGCCGCATCGGCCGTGCTGCGGTGGTCACCCTCGTCACCGATAGCTGGCGCGATGCAGCCGGCGCGCTCTGGACGCCGAACACCCTCGTGGCCATCTCGCTACCCAAGCTGAAGCTCGAGAACGAGGTCTGGTTGATTGGCGAAGTGACTTACATGCGCTCGGAAGACGAGGGCACGACGGCGGAGCTGACGATCATGAGACCAGAGGCGTATCTGCCTGAGCCTGTGGCTCTGCAGCCGATGTTCGTCGACGC